CATCTGGATATCGTCGTCGGACTCGAACATGCCGAAGAACGTCACCTTCATGACGCTGTCCGGCTCCTGCTTGGTCATCGGCACACTCACGATGGTGGCGCTGGCATTCCGGGCGATCGAGATATTGCCGCTGACCGGGGCCACCCGCGTCTGGCTGATCGAGGACGTGACCAGGTGCTTGGTGATGACGGTGTCCGCCTTGATCTCGGTCACCTCGACCTTGCGCAAGCGCCACACATCGTCTTCGTCATAGACAAGCGCGTTGATCGCGTTGCCGCCGTTCGGGTCCACGAACTGATACCTACCGGCGACGAAGCTAAGGCCGCTGATCTTGCCGCCCGCGACGCCCTGGATGCCGACGACATCCCCGTTGGCATTCGCCGCGAACATGAACCGCGCGGTTCCGGTGCTGGCATTGACCTCCTGCAATTGCGTGACGAACAGCGAGAGGCCCTCCTGGGTCACGGCGACCTGCTCGATCACCTGCCGGATGGGCTTGCCGTCCACGAACAGTATTTTGTCGGCTTCCGCGCGCCAGGTGCCGTTGACGATCATCTCGGCCGCGACGTTGAGGATGGTCTGCGCAAGGTCGGCGACGACATCGGCCGCTGGCCTGCCCGTCCACTGGACGAATGCCTCGGGATGGTCGGCGGTCTTGTCCGCGCCGGGCTGGGCAGGCTGCAAGTCGGCGAGCGACTGGCCGTCGGGGAAGGTGACATCGCCCGCCAGAACGGCGGCGCTGATCTCGCTATCGCTGTGGATGCGGTGGTTCTTCTGCCAGCCGATCTTGAGGTTGGCGACCGGCGCATAGGTCGCCCGCCGCTCGACATCCTCGAACACCACCGTCTCCACCGGGTCGGCAAAGGCGATGGGGCGAAGCGCGATGCGCCGATCGGCGGTGACGGCCCAGGTCAGCGAGGCGCGCAGGGTCAACCGGTCGAGCATCTGCGCCGGGGTTTCGTTCGCCTCGTCGGCATGAAGCCCCGCCGGGTCGGGGCGGATCGCCACGATCGCGGCCAGCGCATCGACCGGCGGGCCATCGGCGGCGATCGATATCGCCGCTGCGATCCCAGGCACGGTATCGACATAACCCGCCCCCTGCTCACCGCGAAGGTCGGCGGTCAGGGTGGACGGCTGGGTCCAGAATTTTACGCACGCGATGGAGGGTGCGACGGCGCATCCCCCGTCCGGGGCCTTGGCGGATTTCAGCGCCTCCAGCGTCGCCGCGATCGAGCCCGCCCACAGGACCATGACGATGGCGACCGGTCGCCCCTTGTCCTTGACCGCGTCGAAGCCGTCGAGCGGGCGGGCCGGATCGCCGAACTCATAGATATTCCAGGCGGCGAGAAGGACGCGGCCCTCCACGTTCCAGCACCGGCCCCAGCTCCGCCGCTTGACCCGGCCCTTGGCCGCCGCATCGCCCTCGATGCCGCCGGTCCCCGCAAAGGTGCCGGTGACCAGCGGCTCGCCGAGGCGGCCCGCCATGTCGGACAGGGTGAAGGTGAAGCGCCCGGCGCTGGCCGAATATCCCGCCACCGTGCCCACCAGGCGAACGGCAAAGCCGGGGTCGGCGGCGCGATCGTCGCTGACCGATACCGTGATCGGGGCATCGTTCCAGATCAGCCCGGCGATAAGCGCGCGGGTCGAGGCCATGGCGGGCGAGAAGCCGATCGCGCTGACCTGCGCTACCGCACCCCCGGTGAAACCATCCTTGCCGAAGCCGAGCGACGCCTGGACGCGCGGCAGGCTGACGATGCCCGCGCGCCAGTCGGACAGCCCCTTGAACAGATAGTGTGACCGCCCGCCACCGGCCAGCCGGATATCGACAGCCGCCCCGTTCGCGTCGCTCGGCCGCGCCTCGACGATGATCGTCTTCATTGCGGCTCCCGTGCGGCCAGGCCGACATTGGGGGTGACGGGCGACGCGTTGGTGCGCAGGCCCTGATCCACCAGTTCCTGGAGAAGTGCTGTCTGCGCCTCGGCGGCCTTCACCATCTGCGCGGACAGGGCATTGCCCGCCTCGATCGCGCTGACCTGGGCGGCCTGGACACCGGCGGCGGAATTGACGCGGTTCGTCTCCAGATCGACGATCGCCTTCGCGGCCTCGGCGGCCGACTTGCGGTCGCTGGCATATTCGTCGCCGCCGGTGCCGAACGCCTCCTTGCTGGTGGACAACAACTGACGGTATAGTTCCGCCATCTTGTCGGCCGCGCCGTCCTTGCCCGCCTCGGCATCGGCGCGGGCGGCGGCGATATCCTTTAGCAGATTATTGCGCCGATCGACCGCCGAGCCCTCGAACAGGTCTCCGCTCGTCATGCTGGTGAGCAGGTCCTTCAGGCTGCCGACCCGCGACTTCAGCGTATCTTCGAGCAGCTTGCCGCGTTCCTCGGCATTGAGCTTTTCGACCTGGAGCAGGTCCAGCCCATAGGTCTTGGCGAGCCGCACCCGCTCGGCGGCGGTCTGGTCGAAGCTGTCGAAGATGCTCTTGAGCTGGCCGGTCAGCCCGCCCAGGCTCTTTTCGAGGTTCTGGACCTTCAATGCCTCGGCCAACGCCTTGTCGATCGAGGTCGAGGATTGCAGCGCCTTTGCAACGGCGGGGGACAGGCCCTTCACCGCGCCGTCCGCGATCGCGTCGCGGATCGCGATCTCGATCGCGACCGCCTCATCCTTGCCGTCATAAAGCAGGCCCGAGCCTGGATGCTTGGCATCCACCCGGCTGCTGCCCGACCCATCGACGCGGAAATAATCCTCGCGCTTGCCGATCGAGACGTTGAACGCGCCGGTCTGCGCGCCGAGCTGGTCGGCGATCTTCTGGATACCGTCCTGGACGGACTTGGCGGTGCCCGACAGCTTTTCGGTGACCGACGATGCCCCGCGCGTCGTCGCTGCACTATCCACCGACGTGATGGTGGCGCTGCCCGATTTGGGCTTGGAGAACAGGTTGCCGACCAGCCCGCCGATCAGGCCGAGTGCCGCGCCAGCGCCGGGAATACCGGTCAGGCCGCCGATCGCCCCGCCGATCGCCGAGCCCGTGCCGTTGGTCTTGATGCCGACGAGGCTGGCGAGCGAGGACGCGGCCTGCCCCTCGAATGCCCCCGCAAGCCCCTTGCCCGCATATTTGCCCAGGCCCTGGCCGATCCGCGACGCCGTCTCGGGATTGGTGAACAGGCCGATGGTCTTGGTCGCGATGCCGCCGATCGCGCTGGAAAACAGGTCCTGCGGGCTACGCGTGCCACGGCGGTGCGCGGTGACGGTGAAATCACCGCTGGTCCCGGCTTCCGGCTGCGCTGACGGCGACGCGTCCGGCTGCCCCCCTTGCGGCCCGTTCCGCACGGCACCGGCGGCACCGCTGGCGGCGCGCGCCAGGCTGTCGAGCGCGGCGCTGGCCTGCCCGGTGCGCGCGGTGACGATGTCCACCGCCTGCGCCATGCGGGTCGAGGCATCCTCGACTACGCTGGTGCCGGTGACCTGATCCTCCAGTTGCTGGAACAGATCGCCGAACAGGTCATCGACCAGCTTTTCCGACGACACGCGCGCAAAGCTCTGCATGATCCGCTCGGGCAGCTTGTCGATGCCCGACTCGCCCGAGATGGTCGCGGTCAACAGGCTGCGGATATCGGCGATGCCTGCCAGATACACGCGCTGGCGCTGGGTCATCCGCTCCAGCTGGCGTTCCTGCGCGGTTAGCGCCTGGTTGGCGGCGAGGATCGCTTCCTTCTGCTCGACGGTCAGGGGCCCGCGCTGGCGCTCCAGTTGCTGGATGGTGCGCAGCGCCTCGGCCTGGTCGCGGTGGCCCGTGAGCATCTCCTGCCCGACCGCGAACGCGTCGCGCTGGCTTTCGACGAAATCGGTGATGGGGCGGTTCAACCCTTCGCGCACGACGCCCTTGGCCTCCTGCGCCTGGGCGATGAGCGCCTTGAACTCGGGCGGCTTCTTGCGCGCCAGATCGTCCATGATGTCGTCGAGCTGGCGGATGGCGGCATTGGCCTGCCGCACGGCGGGTGGCGTCCGGTCGAACTGATCGGTGATGCCCGCGATCCGCGCGGCGGCATCGCGTCCGAATTCATCGCGGGCTTCAGTGGACTTGGGCTTTTTGGGGTTCCTGGTCCTGGCGTCCCGGCGCAGTTCCTTCGCCAGGACGCCATCATCCAGCGATTGGTCCGTTAGATCAGCAATACGCTCTTTAGCTTCCGAAGCTACGCGATCCCTGATCGCTTTAATGAACTGTGTCTTACTGATCTTCAGGCCGGTGAAATCAAACTTCTCTGCGGCGCGCATAACGTCTGCGTTCGTCGTCTTGCCAGCTTGCAGATCGGCAACGACAGCGCTCAAATTCCGGGCATTCTGCGAACCGCGCTCGGACCCGTTGATTGCCCCCCTGATCGCGGCAAGCGGGTCGGTGGCGCTGGAGAGCAAGCCCGTGCCATAGCCGCGCACCCGATCCTGCACGGAGATTTCCCCCGCCTGCTCGAACGTCTTGCGTGAGCTTTCGCGCGCGGCCAACGCCTCGGCGCGGTGATTGATCGCGGTCAGGCGCGCGTTGAGGATCAGGAGCTCGTTCTGCTTCTTCAGCTTGCCGGTGGTCAGGTCGAACATCTGGCCGAGCGCGCTTTGCGCCTCGGCGAGGCCATCCGCGCCCAGCTTGACCGCTTCCTGCGCTTCCTCGGCTTTCCACAGGTTTTCGATGAACGGCAGGATCACGGCGGCACCGACCGTCAGCGCGATGCCCCAGGGGCCGGTCAGGAATGCGCCGACCTTGCCCGCCCGGCCGGACATCTCCGACATGGCATAGCCCATCTGGCCCATTTGCTGGGTGAAGGACCGCACCACGTCGCCGGTCGTCACCGCCTGCAAACCGAAGTCGCCGAATTGCTGGCCCATGGAACGAACCGCAAAGCTGTTACGCCGCGCCTCTGCCTCCGCCTCGGCGGTGCGCTTGGCGGCCTCGCGCTGGGCCTGGGCGAGCTTGATCGCGGCGATCGCGGCGGCGGCTTCCTCACGCTCGGTCTCGTTCGTGGCGTTCGCCAAACGGGCCTCGGCCGCCGCCAGGTCGGCCGCCTCGCGCGCGGCGGCACCGCGCGCCTGGCTCTGGGTGTTGGTGGCACGGGTCGAACCCTCCGCGGCCTCGGTCGCCTGATCGGTCGCGGTCGCCTGCTGGCGGGCCGCATCCGACGCCGTGCCGGACGCATCGGCCAGCGCCTGGGCGGCCTGCGCGGTGGAGCCCGACGCACTGCTGGTGGCCTCCAGCGCCTGGGCCAGCTGGCCGGTGTCGGTGGCACTCGCCTGGGACTGCGTCGTCAGCGCCGACACGGCAGCGGTGGCCGAGGCGGATGCCGTCGTGCTGTCGCGCAGGGACTGGGAATAGGCGTCTTCGGCGGCCTGGGCGCGCTGCCGCGCCTGGGCGAGGTCGGCCGTCGCGGCCGCGATCGCCTGGGCATCGCCCGCCGCGCGCGCGCTGCCGCCGCCCGGCGACAGGGTGATGGTCGGATTGTCCGGGGTCAGCTCGACCCGACCTTTCGCACTGGCAAGCCGCGCCTCCGCCGCTGTCACCGCGTCGCGCGCGGCATCGCGTTCCGCCTTCGCCAGATCGGACGCGGCGCGCGCCGCCTCGGCGGCTTTGGCAGTGGTGGCGGCATGGGCGCGGCCGACGCGACCGGCGGCGGCGACCAGTTCGTCCGCGCCACCCGCCGCCTTCTTCGACTGGTCGGTCAGCGACGCCATGGCGGTGGCGGCCTGTTTTGCCGAGCCTCCCGCCGTGATCGAGGCGCGCGCGGTGGACTCCAGCGCGGCGGTCGCTTCGCGGCCCGCCGTGCCGACACCAGCGGCACGCGACGCCTCGCCGATCGCGGCCACCAGCGCGCGGGCCTGCACCACCGCACCCCCCGCCGCCGTGCCGATGCCGGTGATGGCAGCGGCGCTTTCCCTGGCGGCCCCGACCAGGCCGGTGCCATCGGCCTTGAGACGAACGGATACGATCAGGTCACGGGTCATGTCATGCCAGCGCGACCAGGGCCGCGCGCTCCATCATTTGCAGGTCGAGGAAAAGGTCCGTCGTCACGGCGATCGCCAGCATGTCGGCGGTGGGGCGGACGGCGGCATATTCGATCCCCAGCCGCCCGCCCATCGCGTGGAACCGCCATTGACTGGTCAGCGCCATGAACAGCGTGACCACGTCGGCGTCGTCGGGGCCGATCTCCACCGTGTCGTCGCGGCGTCCGGCCGCGCGCCGCGTCTCGATCGCGGCGATCGCGGCAGCGGCGCTGTCGGTCGCGGTGTCATCTGCCGGTTTGGTGCCGCCGCGACCCTTGGCCCACAGGTTCGCGACGGCCTTCAGTTTCCCGCGCGGGTCTTCGGCTGGCCCGCGAGGCAGGCGCGGAAGGCGTCGAAGATATGGATGAACATGCTGCCCTCGTTCATGAGGGAGCGCAGGTTCGGCGCGACCAGGGCTTTGCGCTTGCCGTCCTCGCCCAGGTCGGTCAGCCAGGTCTCCGGCACGTCGAAGCGCAGCGGATCGCCGTTCTCGGCATGGACACCGCGCCAGTCGGTCGCGATCTGGGCGACCAGCTCGGTATAGAGTTGCGCCTGATCGATCCCGCCCTGGCTTTCCAGTTCCTGGACGCGGACCACCTCGGAGATGAATGCGCCAGCGGCATCCACCTTGAGCAGGCGGAAGCGCATCTCGATGACGAAAGTCTGGACGGTGCCGTCTTCCATGACGCACGGAAAGGTGACCGGCGTCCAGGCGCGCGGCTGGGCGACGATACGATAGATGGGCTGGGTCATGGTCACTTCGCCGTGATGATGAGATCGTCGGGCGTCGTGCCGACGTTCATGCGCCCGGTGATCGAGATCATAAGCACGTCGTTTTCCTCCGACAGTTCGATATCGGTGATCTGAAGATGGTCCGACTTGAACTGGATGATGTTGCCAGCAACGATACCGTGATCGAGTTGCACGGGGATTTCATCGCCCTTGCGAAGCGTGCTGAAATAATCCTTGGCCCCGATCGTCGGGCATTCGCCCAGGACCCGGCAAGTCAGTCCGTGATTGCCGCGACCGATATAGTTGATGCCGACGAGGTTGCGCGGCGTGATCTCGGCATTAGCCTCGCCGGTAAAGCTGCGCAGGTTGAGCGCATAGCCGCCCAGGAGGAAATCGGTATTGGTCGTGTTGACCTCGACCGGGTCCTTCCATTGGTCGAACGCCACGGCACCTGGAGCCGCATCGACGATGGCACCGGCGGCGGGCAGCAGCGCGGTCATGTCGATCTTGATAAACGGATAGGCCCCGGCGGTAAAATCCCAGCCGAAGGTGCCCCGACCGCCCAGGCCGATGCGCTTCTGGTTGCCGTGCCAGTGATAGGCGGTCCCCGACGACAGGGCGACGCCGAGCGCGGCGAAGCGCTGCACGGCCGAGGTGTTGGCGGTCAGCGCGGGCGCGGCCATGCCGCACGCCTCCAGATGCTCCATCCAGGCGGGCGCGGTCCCGGCGGCACCCGAGCCTGCCAGTTCCAGCTCATAGCTATAGGTCTGGCGTTCGTTGGACGGCGCATCCTTGGAGCTGCCACGCACCGGACGATCGAGGTTGCGCTGGATGCGATCGACGACGACCGGCTTGGCGGTGAAGTTGCGGGTCAGCGCGGCATTGACGGCACCGGTCGGCGCGGCGTCGGTGGCGTATACGGCCTCTTTCTTGAAGAAGAGGACCTTGACGGCGTCTACCATGGATCAGTCCTTGTCGCTGGCGCGGGGCGTGGTGGCGGGGGCGGGCGCTTCGGCCTCGGCCTCCAGCGCCGGGTCGGGCTTGCCGCCGAGCGCGGCAAGACGCGCCGGGCCCGACAGGGGAAGGCCCCAATGGTCGAGCGTGCGCCCGGTCTCATCGACTGGGCGGGGCTGGGTGGCGTCAGCCTTGGTGGTTTTGGGGCCAGAGGCCATCGGTCAGCAGTCCTTTTGCCGGAAGTGTACCGACAGTCAGACCCGATCCCGCGCGCGCGCGCGTCCTGCGCCAGCGCACCCCACGCCGAAATATTCTACTTGCGGTAGTGATAGCGGCACGACAGCCGCACTTCCCACGTCACCGACGCGGGGCTGACATTCGCCAGTCGCCCGCCGACAAGGTCTACCTCGCCCGACGCCTGGGGGTGCGTCCAGCCGACGACGGCATCCTTGACCGCCTGGACCTGTTTCTGGAGTTCGTCCGACACCACACCGCGCGCCAGCCGGGTGCCCACGGTTACGAAGACGGAGAAATTGAAGGTGACACGCTGGTCGCGCCGCCCCGCCATCTGGCTCGCTTCCGCCGACTCGACGGCGGGCACGACGTGGAGCGCGGGCAAGGCATTCGGCAAGTCCGCCTGGGTCGGTGCTTCCAGCACCCCTTCGACGGACTTGAAACCGCCTTGCTGGAGATGATCGACGATGGGTTTGATGGTCAGCATCGGACGTTACCCCGCAAAGCCGAGATGACGGGCGAGCGCGCCCAGTGCATAGTCGGCGTTCACATCGGTGAAGCCGAGATAGGGACGCGCCGGGATGACGACTTTCGACACGATCATCCCACCGAACGACAGCGCCTTTTTCTCACGCGGACGAATTTCGCCGCCCGTCTGGTGGATGAGCGCATAGACGCCAGCCCCGCCCGACCGTTCGGGCCCGGCGGCGGCATAATCCTTGCCCCAGTCCTCGGTGATCGAGTTGCCCAGGTCACCCGACAGCGTCAGCGTCTTGCCGCCATGTTCGATGACACGGCGCGACGGTAGCCACTTTGCGCCGGTCGGGTCGGTCTCGGTCTCGAACCGCTCGCGCGTGGTGTCGGCGAGGTGCCCGGCGATATCCTTCATGGCCGTGGTCATGTCTTCGCCGTCCGCCGCCATGCGGTTCATGGCGGCGGTCACGTCCTCGCGGATGGTGATGGCGATATCGACCATCAATAGTTCCGCAACCAATCGGGATAGGCGCGCTGGCCGGGCGCGATGACGACCGGCGCATCGCTTTGTGTCTCGGCCGGAGTCGCGGCAGCGGGCAGGCCCAGCGTCGCGTCACCCTTCTGGATACGGACGAGAAGCGCCATCGCCGCCTTGGCCTGGTCGGCGATCCCCTCGGGCGCGCCGCGCGGGTAAAGCCGGGCGCGCGCCAGATCGCCGACCGCCATTTCCAGGATGCGCGGGACGGTGGTCAGCGGCAGCGCGTAGCGGCTGGCGATATGCGCCTCGGCGATGGCCTGCGCATCGACCAGCGCGCCGATCAGCAGGTCCCGGTCGATCCGGCCAGAGCCGTCCGGATCGGTCATGCGCACCACTTCGTCCAGGGTGAAGCGCTTGACCAGGGCGGCGATCGATAGCCAGCCCGCGCCGCCATCGGGCGTCGCCCAGGTCGACTCGATCAGGACGACCTCGGTTTCGCTCTCCAGCGTCTGGCCGTGCACGTCGTCGGCCCGCACCGTGACCGCGTAGCGTTCGCCGTCGCTGCCACCGGATAGCGCGAGCGTGACGATACCATTGGCAAGCGTAGCGCTGGCGGCGAGCGCTGCGGCCCCCGCCACCAGGCCGCGCGCGGTGACGGTCACGTCGCGGATCGCGGCAATCGGGCCAGAAGAGGAAAATGGGACAGCCGGGCGAAGAGTCTCGCCCGGCTGCTTGATAAGTGTGGCGATCATGCCGCCGCACGCTTCGCCTCGATGGCGGCGATGATCTCCTGGACGCTCGCACCGTCCGCGATCTCGACCTGCTCGCGTGTCGCCTGGGCGATCAGCTCGGACTTCTTCATCCGGCCCAGCGGCACCGGCTCGGCCGCAGGAGCAGGCGACGGGGGCGGCGCGAGCGGGGCCGGGGTCAGCGGCGGCACCGGATCGACGAGCGAAGCGACCGGATCGGTCGGCGCCGGGGGCGTGGCGATGCGAGTGTCGGGCATATCGCCGCTGAACGTCATTGCGTCCCGATCGAACGACAACACGGTCCGCGCCTCGCCGGACTGCTCGGGCGCAGGGGCAGACTGGGTGCCGGGTGCGAGGTCGCTGATCCCGGTGACGTTGCCGCCCGCCGTATCGATGACATAGCGCGGATCGCCAGAACTGATGCGAGTCGCAGCATCGGCTTGCGCCGCTGCGATCTGTTCGCGCAGCAGGATATTGTCGGCGAACACCGGATCGTCCTCGATCGCCAGGCGCGCGAGCAGATCGCGGCGGGCCATGTCGTGATCGGCATCGCCCATATCGAACCGGATCGGCGCGCCGGGCTCATATTCCCGGCCGTTGAACAGCACGGTGCGATTGACCTTGTACGGGTAACTCATGGAAGTTCTCATCCACCTTGAGGGAAACAGGCGGGCGGCCGGATCGCCGCCCGCCATGGGGCGGCGTCAGTTCGCCGAGAAGGCGTTCTCGAAGAAATACCCCGCCTGGGCCGCGATCACGCGTTCCTTGACGCTCTCGCCGACCAGCACCGCGGTGCCGCCGCGCAGGCCCATCTCGCCCGGCTTGAGCTCGCGTTGCGATCCGACGCGCTCGCCCCAGGTGAAGGTGCCAGCGAAGGTTGGCGTCTCGCGCGACATGACCGGTGCCTTGTAGGTCAGCGCCAGATGGTTGCCCCACAGTCGCGACATCGATGCCGCCTGACCTTTGCGCGCCTGGTTGCCGAACGCCTGGCCGACGACGACCTCATTGACCTCGAACAGCGCGGCCACCTCTTCCTTGCTGACCAGGCCGCCGCCATTGGTGCCGCGAATGGCCTTGATGACCCCGGCATTGCGGCGGAACTTGGTCCATCCGCGCTGGCCGAACGTCATCTGATTGGGGCGCATCAGCGGCTTGTCGAGCGCGTCCGAGATCAGCGACACCGCATCGGTGTTGGGATTGTCCAGCACGTCGGTCGTCGCCAGCGTCGTGCGCAGGGCGGGATCGTAGGTAGCCGGGTTGAAGATGATCGCGGCCGCCCGGATTTCCCGGCGGATTTCGATCAGCTCGGAGGTCAGCGCCGCCGCATTGCCCAGCGGATCATAGCGTTCGTCGGCATTGTCGACATCGGCCTGGGGCACCGGCGCTTCCAGACCATGGTCCTCGGTCGCGTCGGTGATCTCGACGCCTTCCATCGTGACCTGGTTCGCCTGGCTGCGACGGCCGATCAGGGTGTCGGGCGTATTGAAGAAGGTGTCCATGCCATACTGCATGAACGTGAAGGCCTGCTTGCCGACCTCGATGCGCGGCAGCACGATGTCGGCGATGTAGCTCTGGTTCTTGTAGGCAATGGCGATCGCGGTGAGGTGCGGATCGATGGGATAAGGCGATTGTGCCATGGAAAGCGTCCTGAAAGGGTTATGAAAGGGGCTTGAGGGACGGGGTCAGCCGGTGATGAAACCGGGCGCGGGGCGGTAGGCGAGGACATCGCCCAGGACGCCGGTCGCCAGCGAAAAGCCGATGATGCGCACGCGCACGCCCGCCGCTGGCGCAGCCTCGACCGCGCGGCCCTGCGCGTCCGAGGTGATCGGCTTGCCGCGACCGATGGGGCCGCCGTAGCGAACCTCGGGCAGGCCACCGATCGCGGCATCGAACCGCTCGCCCGCATTCGCGGCCAGCTCGACGTTCGTCGCGATCAGGTCGTCGGTGGGACCGGCAGCGGGGACCAGCGTCAGGTCGTCGGCCCCGAATTTGAGGATCAGATAGGGGGCGATCGCCGCCCCGGCGCGAAAGTTCTTGGTCAGTCCGTCAGTCCGGCCACCGGCCATGATAAAAGCTCCTGTTGTACGAGTCGGGGGATCGTCGCCGCCGGATCAGGCGTCGGGATTGTCGGTGACGAAGCGGACCGCCGCCTGCGTCGTGATCGGCTTGCCCGCTGCGCGCTGCTTGTCGGCATAGGCCTGGGCACGCCGCGCAATGTCGCCGGGCTTGGGGGCATCGGCGGGCTTCTTGTCGCGGGGGGCGGACTCGCCCAGGGCGATCACCGGCTGCGCGCCGTCGAACAGCGACTTGAAGGCGGCGAGCGGCGTCATGCTGTTGGCATCGCCCTCACCGAACGCCACCGGCTGGCTGACATCGAGCAGATCGAGCAGCCCGACGACCTTGTCCTTGCCCGCCGGGGCCAGCTTTACGTCGGCGATCAGGCCTTCGGCAAAGGCGACATGTTCGGCATGGCGGGCATCCTTCGCGCGCTTGGCCTCATCCGCCTCGCGGGTCTTGAGCGCATTCTCACGCTCGGCAAGCGCTGCTTCGCGCTCCGCGAACGCGACCGCGTCCTGGCTGGTGGTGTCTTCGGTGCTCATGGAGTCCTCTTCGATGGAAAGCGTCACGACGCCGACGACGGCATCGGCAAAGGCGACCGTCCCCAGGCCCTTGATCGCCGGAGCCGCACCCCCCAGAAAGCCGACATGCTGGAGATACCAGCTACCCGGCTTGGGGTTGTTGGGGCTCGACGGCGGATAGAGCTGGGGGGAAATCTTGCGGTAATGCCCGGCCTCCACCGCCTCGGCGAAGGCGGGCGCGACCTCGGACGGGTGCGCGACCAGGACGCCGTTCTCCATCGCCAGCGACCCGATCCAGCCGAACGCAGGCGCATCGATCTTGGGATGGCCGACGACGATCGGGGCGGGATCGCTTTCCCGGTCATAGGACGCGATGACCTGATCGAGGTCGGACTGGGTGAAGGTGACCTTCGTCCCGTGGATGTCGGTGAACGTGCCGGGGCGCAGGATTTTGATCGGGGGCGGTGCCATGACCGCCGGGATACCGGGGCGGGCGGATTAAGTCGGCCTGCGCCAGTGCATCCGCCTATATGGCAATGCGGGGCCGCGCCGTGCCTGATAGGGGCAGGCACCGACGCGGCGCAAGAGGCTTGGCTATGAGCGCTGCCGGATCATGCGCATCCGCCACTGGTCGTAGCGATGGGGCGGATCGCGTTGGATGCTGGCGGCTGCGTCCAGATAGATGAACCGATCATCTGGGCACCGGCGGGCGTTGCGGCTCTCGATAGCGTCCTCAACCGCTTCCCTCCGGGTCGCCCGCCAGGGCCAACACCGGTCGAAGACCCGCAGACGCCACCTCGGTTGCGCGTCGCTGGGGCGGCCGCTTGGGTCCGGCTCTATCGTCCGGCAAGCCATTTGCCCCGTCATGCACGCCCCCATTCCAGCTCGGCGGTATCCAGCATGTCGAGCGCATCGGGACCGGCTCCCTTGCGCGTCATGTACGCCCGGACATCGTCCGGGTCGCCGCCGGTCGGGAATGCCCGGTCCCGCTTGGCCTGGAATGCGAGCAGCCCCACCCAGTCGTCACGATTATGCTGCGCGACCAGCCATGACCCAAATTCCTGTTTCATCATTCCGACTCCCATGAGAACGAAACAAGAACATGGCGCAATCGTCGGCGGATTGTCCAGATACGACATGCGTCCCGGAACCGAACATGCCGTGTGCACTCTGCACACGCCCGCTGAATGGGGTCGCGGCGATTTTGCGGGGGATGATGCCAAAACGCCCAGGAAACGCGCTGTGGCGGCTCCTGGGCGTCGACGATCGGTAGCTGCAGATCGGATTGCTACGCTGCCCTCATAGGCAGCATGGATATTTGGGCTTGGCCGGACGGCGACCGCCTCGCAGGATCGCTAATGTCTCAACACTTTTTTGAAGGCTGCCTTCCGCATTTTCCATCAATGCTTCATGCCCTTGCAATTCACCGTCCACCAAACGGAATGCACAGACTTGGGTCTGAGGCGCGTCCCCACCCCAGCGGGAATAAGTTAGATCAAGTAGCCGGAGCTGAAGATCACCGCGCCGCGCGGCACCTTCGTCAATTATACGCCAAGCCTGTTCTAGCTCTGGCACACCCACTACAGATGCCGGCTTGCCAGACATCTTATAAAAGCTGTTGATGTCTAAGTGATCGGTGTCGCGCCGCTTTAAATTCTCACGTCGGTAGGCGCTAGGGTCTGCTAACTTAGACCGGACATAGGCCTCGCAGGCCAAAACGTCAGGCTGATCGCGCTCTGTCCAATGCCACCCAATCGCCCCAATACCAATCGCTATAGCTATCAAAACACCAAGCCACTTCACAACATTTTCCCGGCCCAAATGGCACGTCCGACTATCTCAAATGAGTCTTCAATATTTGGCTCTGATAGGTCAATTACAACTGGATCGAACAAAGTGTTTCGACTCACAAGCCTTACGGTTTTACCTTCTATCTGAACATGTTTAATGACCATATGGTCATCTAAGCGCACTACAAACAGGCCCTCCCGTAGCCGGTTTTGATCTAAATCGACCAAAACCAGATCGCCATCGGATAATTCTGGCTCTTGGCTCGACCCTGCAACGTATACCATTATAGAATTTCGTATCCCAACAAGGTTCGACTCAAACCATTGTCGGGAGAAATCAAAGTGAAAAATAGGATCATCTAACCTATCGGCCACTTTGCCAGCGCCCGCCGCGACTTGGATATCATGCACCGGCACCGCGATTGTGTCGCTTAACTTTTTTTCTGCGGCTCGATCCGATGGCATGTCGATACCACTGTCAGCGACCTCACCAATTATGAGGTTTACGAGCGTTTGAAAGCCCGCCGGTGTTATCACGGGCCGCAAGCGACCCAGCTCAGTTATCGACGGCTCGCGTGATCCGCTCACGGTTCGCTGCCACGTGGCAATGGAAACGCCAGCTAACTCAGCGACCTCAGACTGGCTACGCCCAGCGAGCATTTCCAGCATCAGACGTGCGGCTTCCTCAGACCAGGACAAAACACATGCCTTCAATAATGATGCGTGTTGACATCATTTTTGATGATTCATATGGTGTGATTACACCAATTATGAGGTTACGGCTTAGGTCATGCAGCAAGACTGGCATCCTGAAGACATCAAAGCTGCGGTGCGCCGTCGTGGTAGGTCGTTGGCGGCCGTAGCCCGTGATGCGGGATTAGAGGAACGTGCATTGGCTCGGGCGCTAGTCGTGCCTCGCCGCCGCGCAGAGGCGGTGATCGCAGCCGAACTGGATGAACATCCGAAGGTCATTTGGCCAACCCGATACAATGAGGACGGCTCGCGAAAACAGCCGCAACCTGTCGATAACTACCGGACGCAAGCACGCTTCGGCAAGCCGCTGAATGCGTCCCGACAGGAGACGCGCCAGTGACCCTGCTCGGTCGCGAATACCTGTCGGCATTGGAGATCGCATCCCTCGAACTGGACGGCCTGCCGACCAACCGTATGGCGATCACGAAACGCGCCAGCCGTAGCGAATGGCGCTGGATCGAGCGCCAGGGTCGTGGCGGCGGGCGGCTGTTCGCCGTCGCCGACCTGCCCGAGGCGGCACGGCGCGACTATGCCGATCGCACGGCGGCGACGCCGGTCGCGGCGGGGCGCGGTCGTCCCAAGGGCTCGGACTATTTCACCATCAACCGTGATGCCGCCGATGCGGTGGAGGCATGGCTCGCCGAGCGCGACCTGTCGGCGGTCGGCATCCTGGAGTTGCTGGAGGTCCGCTTCCCCTCCGTGCCGTCCATCCACACGGTCCGGCGCTACATCAAGAGGCTGGAAGTGACCAAGCCCGCGCTGCTCGCCAGCTTCCGCGACCCCGACCTCTTCAAGAGCAAGTACCGGGTGGCGCTGGGCCGCGCAGACGCGGGCGTGTCCTATGCGCATCAGATCTGGGAGATCGACACCACCAAGGCGGACGTGATGACCATGGAGGGGCGCAAGTCCATCCTGGGCATCGTCGATGTCTGGTCGCGCCGGACCTTCTATCTGGTGGTGGACAGCGAGTCGGCCCAGTCGGTCCGGCGGACGTTGGTCGCCTGTATGCTCGCCTGGGGCGTCATGCCCGAGGTGCTGCGCACCGACCAGGGCTCGGGCTACATCAACCAGACGATCCGCACCGCCTGCGAGCTGCTCGGCATCGCCCATGACCCGGTTCCGCCCGCCAGCGGCGACAAGAAACCGTTCGTGGAGCGCATGTTCGGCACCTTCACCCGCGAGCGGGCCGAGTTGCTCGACGGCTTCATCGGCCACAACGTCGCCGAAGCGCAGGTGCTGCGCGCCCGCGCTCGCAAGGAAACCACGCGCCCCGTCATCGTGCCCAAGCTCACGGCAGACGAATTGCAGGCCATCATCAACAACTGGCTCGACGGGGTCTATCACGTCCGTGAGCATTCCAGCCTGGGCGCGTCGCCGATGGCGCGGTGGACCAACTCCCCGCGCCCGGCACGCGGCGCGCCGGATGAGGGCGTGTTGAAGCTGCTGCTGTCCGCCCTGGTCGGTCCCGCGCAGGTCACCAAGCGCGGCATCACCTGGAAAAAGGGCCGCTACTGGACCGCCCCGCTCGCCGCGCATGTCGGCTGCACGGTCATCCTGCGCCGCGACGAGGACGATCTGGGCGCGCTCTTCGTGTTCGACGAGGACCAGCGCTATATCGGCACGGCGGTCAATGCCGAGCGCTCCGGCCTGTCCGACCGTGACTTCGCGGTGGAGGCGCGTCGCGCCCAGGCCAGGCTCATGGCCGAGCAGCGGGCCGAGCTGCGCGCCAAGCAACGCAAATTCTCGTTCGAGGATGCCCGCGATGCCCGGTTGCGCCGCGATGCCGAGGAAGCGGGCAAGCTGGTCACGCTGCCCGTGCGCACCACCGTGCACGAGACGGCCAGCATGGCGAGCATCGCCGATGCGCCTGCCACGCTGCCCAGCGCTGTCGAGATCGAGACGGCGCAGGCCCGCTACCCGGCACCGTCCGCCAGCGCACCCCAGTCCTTCCAGGACCGCATGGCCGAAACCGATCGCATCATGGCCGACCACGCGGCGGGCAAGCCCGTCGATCCGGCTGCCCTGTCCCGCGCCCGCGTCTTCTCCGGCTCCTACGAATACCGGGCCGAGAAGATGCTGACCGCCGATTTCACCGCGCGACGCAACGCGTCCGCCACACCCCCTTCGCTCAAGGAGAATTCGCTTTGACCAACATCCTCGAACCCGCGCAGCTCACGAATATGCGCCTCGGTCTGGCGACCATGTTGCGTTGTGTAGAGGCCCCACTGGGCAGCCCGCGCCTGGGCCTGCTCTTTGGTCCATCCGGCTATGGCAAGTCGGTCGCTGCCGCCACGGTCGCGGCGCGTTTCAACGCGGCTTACGTCGTCGCCCGCTCGACCTGGACGCAAAAGTCCATGATCCGCGCGATCGCCACCGACCTGGGCATCACCCGGATCAAGCGCACCGCCGACGACATCCTGGAGCAGGTGATCGAGCACCTCCAGGCCGCGCCCCAGCCGATCATCATCGACGAGACGGACCATGTCGTGCACCGCAAGAATGTCGAGGTCATCCGCGACATCCTCGACCATGCGGGCGTCCCCGTGATGCTGATCGGCGAGGAAGCGATGCCCGCCAAGCTCAAGGACTGGGAACGGTTCGACAACCGCATCCTCGTCGCCACCCCGGCCCAGCCGTCGAGCATCGCCGATGCCCGTCTCTTGCGCGACTATTATTGCCCGCGCGTGGCGGTCGCCGACGATCTGGTGGACGCGATCGTCAAGGCGACACGCGGCGTGACCCGACGCATCGTCACCAACCTGCAAGAGGTGCAGGCCCGCGCGATCGGCGACGGCGTCGAGGCGATCGACCGTGCCGCCTGGGGAACGCGGCCTTTCTCGACTGGGGATATCCCCATCCGAAAGGCCGCATGATGGCTAACGCGGACCCTCAAACCGGCCGGGTCAAGGCGGTCGTTGGCGTGCCGCTCTGGCAGGCGCTGCGATCCGCCCAGGCCCCGCGTACCATCGCCGAGCTACAGGCGGTTTGCCCGGTCAGCTACGACGCGGCCCGTGATGCCTTGACCCGCTGGCAGCGGCGTGGGGCGGTGGTGCGTCATCCCGGACGGCCGCTGCGCTTCGGCCTGGCCCCCTCCATCCGCACCGACACGCCCCCCGATGGGCGCAGCAAAGAGGCACGAACGAGAATGCGGCAGCGCTCTGCACGTCAGCGCATCTGGACCGCGATGCGCGTCCTCAAGACCTTCGACGCGCCCACGCTCCGGATGGCGGCGAACGCCACCGAGAGTGGGGTGGCGACCTATCTCAACCAGTTGCAGCGCGGTGGTTACATCCGTGTCGTGGAACGTGGTTCGTCCAACACCGGACGGCTGTCGATCTACCGGCTGCATCGCAACACCGGACCCAATTGCCCCACCACGCGGCGTCCGCGCGGCGCGACGACGATCATCCTCGCCGACAACAACAACGGCAGGACCGTCGACATCTCGCCTGCGGCCACCTCGTTAAGGAAATCGTCTTCGCAAGCCTTGGCGGACGGGGGGGTAAGTTAACCATGTTTGTTAACCAACCTAACCGCGAGAAGGCCATTGCCGCCTGGGGCGCTGACGCAGCCCCATGGGTCCTGGTCCTGGCCGATGCGTGCGACACGACCAGCCAGCGCGCCGTCGCCGATCAGCTCGGCAAGTCGTCTGGCTATGTCAGCCGCCTCATCAACAAGAGTTACGCCGGGTCCTACCCGGAAGCTGAACAACTTGTGCGCGCCACGCTCTCGGCCGAGGAAGTCGTCTGCCCGGCCTACGGCCAGATGCCGCTCAAGACCTGCATCCGCAATCGTCGGCGCGAGAAGCCGGTGAACTGGCTCCACGTCCAGTTCGCCCGCGTGTGCCCGACCTGCCCCAACAACACCGACCGTCCCCACGAACAGGAGGATTGAATGACGCTTGCAACCGATCTGCAAAATCTGATCGCGGACGTGTCCGCCGCGATCGCCGCCAACAAGCCGATGGGCCGCGCCGACCTGGAAATCATGCGCCGCAACCTGTCGGCGATCGCCGACGACGCGCGTCGGCACGACACCGCCCAGACCGTCGCCGGGCTGGTCCTGCGCGATCTGTTCGACGGGATCGAGAACAGGGCAGCGGACCTTTCGCGCCTGGCTGCCCACCAGCGCCACCGCCTGACCGGCGATGTCGCCCGCATGGTGGAGGCGCACTAATGCCCGTCACCAGGCACACCATCCACCATGAGCTGGACGGGAACGTCATCGTCGCCTCGGTCGCGCGGTCGCAGAACAAGCAGACGAGAACCGGGGTGAGCGTCTCCGTCCAGGACATGCCAATCGTAGGACAGGTGGTCGCGATCACCATCGTGTGCCCGGAGGGCGCGATGATGGTCGCCCTCAACGAGGATCAGGCCGCAGCCTTCGCCATCCAGTTCACCGCCGCCCAGCTGACCCACGCCCAGGCGAACGATCGGAGCGTCGTGTAATGAGCCACCTCGACGACAGCACGTTCCGGTCCATGTCCTGGGACCGCGATCATGTCCGCGTGGACAGCTTCCGCACCCTGACCGGCAAGGCCAAGGCGACGACCGTCGTCGTGCACCTGTCGGCCAGGGACGGCTACGCCCTGTCCGACCTCCTGCGCCAGCTCCACGAACTGCGCGCCGAACCCGTCTGCAAGTCCGGGGAGAAAACTCATGACTAACCCTTATCGTCACCCGATCAGCACACCCGTTCCGCAGTTGCAGGGCATTGGGACGATCGCTTCTTCCGACAGCCGAGCGGGCGCGGTGATCCCGGCCGGGTGGATGCTGGTCCCGATGTCGCCGACACAGGCGATGGTGGACGCATGGGCGGACGCTCGTGCACCGCGCGACCTCATCCGGGGTGCACCGGACGATGAAGCCAACCGGCTGATGGCTACCAGCGACTGGTCCGCCATGCTTGCGTCGGCTCCCACGCCACCGGTTGCGGACGCCGCGATGGCCAACGCACCCGCCCCGGCCAGCCGCATCGCCACGGATAAGGAAGCGAAGACCCGTGATGCACGCTTCTTGCAGGCTGGATTCGACAAGCAGCTTGCCCATCTCGTTGAGGAATGCGGCGAGGTACTCGCGGCTGCGGGCAAGACCCAGCGCTGGGGCCCACGCAGTGTGAATCCGCTCCTGCCCCCCGATCAGCAAGAGGCCAACATTGATTGGCTGATGCGCGAGATCGGTGACCTTGCGAACGCAATCGATCGTCTCCGCGCCACCGTCGAAATGGGAGACACAGCATGACCAAGCGACACACGCAGGACCCGGTCGATCGAGCGATCACCTTCGTCCGCTTGCACGCACGCCGGGACCCGCTTTACGCCAAGGGGCCGGATAAGGCGCGGATCGTCGAAGCCCGCGAGATATCCGCCGCACTCGACGCCGCCACTCCAGCGCCAGCCGATGACACCGTCAAGCCGGACGATGTCCAGGCCAAGCTCGATCAGTATCGGACGGCTTGGGAAGCGCTGTTCGGGCCGCTGTCATGGTTGCAGTATTCGGACCAGCTCACGGCCTATGCGGGCTGGGGCCTCTCCGAAATCGCCAATGACCTGATCGACCGCGCCTATCCCGGCCTGCGCGCGGATGCCCTCGCTGCAAAGGAGGCACGGGCCCATGGATAACACCATCCGCATGGTGCCGATGCGCGGCTTCACTGCCGCCATCGCGCAGGACCGGGTCGCGGCCCATGCCGGGCAGGTCGGCGGGATCGCGGTCGGTTTCGACGGGGTCGGCGATGACGCGATCGTGTCGCTGTCGCTGCGCCATAGCGACGGGACGATGCTGGTCGCCTCGCTGTCGATGGCGGGCCTCGACCGGCTGCTGGGCATGGTCGCCGACATGATGACCAGCGGTGACGCCAGCGCAGTCCGGGGAACGGTGCAATGACCGCCGCCCTGGACCGCCAGCTCGGCGAAATCCTTGCCGCCGCCGCGATCGCCACCGGCACCACCGTCGAGGCGCTGCAACGGCCGTGCCGGGAAAAGCCGCTGGTCATCGCACGGCAGGCCGCGATCTGGGCGATGCGGGCGGCGACCGCTGCATCGCTGCCCGCGATCGGCCGCGCGATGCGGCGCGGTCACCCCGCCGTCCACACCGCCCTGCGCGCCGCCGATGCACGGCGCGAACTCCACCCCGACTTCCGCGCGCTGACCGACCGGTTGCGTGCCTTTGGAGGCAAGACCGATGACTGACCCCCTGGGCCGCGTCACGCTGGCCGACTGCCCGCCGGGCCCGTTCCTCTTCGACGGGGAACTGTGCTTCAAGACCGAGTACCGCGCGATGGTGGCCTCCGGGCCAGTCGTCGACTCCGCCACCTCGGTCCGGTTCGTCACTACCCGCTATCCCGATGCCTATTGCATGGCGACGGGCGAGATGTTCTGGGGCGGCACGACGCGACACCGCGACCGGGCCAAGCTCCTGGTCATGCCGGTTACGCTGCCCATCGTCGCGGCGCAGTCGGCGCGGGGGCCGCTGTTCCTCTACACCGGTCCCATGACCGCCTGTCCGGGATGCGGGGCGACCGCCTGGCTGGTCGGGCGGCAGTCGGCGGAATGCGGCCGGTGCGGCACCGCTCTCGATCTGGCGACGCCCCAGGCCGCGCAGGTGCACGCATGACCGCCGATCCCCGCACCGCCCGCCGCCGGGCGATCTTCGCCGCCGCCCGCGATGCAGGCCTGGACGAAGAGGATCGCCGCGCGGTGCAGCTGCGCGTCACCGGCAAACCGTCGCTGACCGACATGTCGCTGACCGACATGGACCGGGTGCTCGCCGACATTCGCGGCAAGGGCACCGGGCGCAGCGCCCGGCCCGTGGGCTCGACCCGCGCGCATGTCGGCAAGATATGGGCGTTGTGGTGGTCGCTCTACTGGCTGCGCGGTGTCGATCGGCCCGACGAGGGCGCGCTCAATACATGGGTCAAGCGCCAGACCGGCGTCGATGCGGTCCGCTTCCTCGACCACAAGACGGCGGTAAACGTGATCGAGGCGCTGAAAGCCTGGATCGCGCGTGAGGGGGTGGAATGGAGCGTGCCGCCCTGTCCCCAGGCGGACCGCCGCGCCGTCCTCGACGCGATCTGGGCCAAGCTCCTGGTCGGCAACCGCGTGCAGGGCCGCACTGCCGACACGTTCCTGCGCGAGGCGTTGAACCTGCCCGCCACCCGCTGGACCGATCGCCAGACCGATGAGGGGATCAAGCTGCTGGGGCGGATGCTGCGCGAGGTGGTGGGCCATGGTTGATGATCTGCCGCGCCTGTCCGACCTGCCCATCCCGAACGATGTCCGGCCGGGGCGGGGCTGGACGCCGTTCATGCTGGAGATGGCGGCGCATGTCGCGCCCAAGCATGTCCTGACGCTGGTCGATCGGTTCGGCGGCCAGGTGGTCTATGTCCCGATCGCGGTCGAGAAAAGCCCGTTCCTCGACGTGCTGCCGATGGACACCGTCGCGACCATCGCCCGCGTCTATGGCCGGGAAAAGCTCGATATCCCCACCGCCCGCGAGGCGCTGGCGCGGGCACGCCGGGCCCCGGTGATCGCCGCCGTTCGCGCCGGGCGCTTGACCAGGAATGAAGCGGCGCGGATGATCGGGTCATCGCGAAGATATGTTGCATATCTTGCCAATCAGACCAATGAAGCCGATGACGCTCCCGTCTTCGTGCCCCGGCGCGTCGTGGACAGCCGTCAGATAGAGATGTTCCCCGAGCCGCCTGCGCCAGTGCATCCCGAATAAATCCGCCGCCCGTGCCACTCCGTTCCCGCTTCAACGGGGACCCGGCACGTGCTTTGGATGGATTATGTTCGGGTCATCTGGCCCATCGCGTCGACTCTGACGCCAATATTGATCGGCCTGGCCGTTCTATGGTTGCGCAACCAGTTCGCGCTCAAGACCGAACTCGCCGCGCTGGCGACCGAGGTCGCCCGGCAGAATGCCGTCCAGGACAGGGAATTGGCGGGGCATGAAACCCGCATCACCATCCTGGAAAAGGAAAGCGCCGCGCCGCCGACGCGCGATACGCTCAATAACAAGCTGTCGCAGGTGTCCGAACGCCTGTCCTCGGTCGAACGCGGCGTGGATAGTGTCGGCAACCAGCTCGACACCCAGAACGAGTATCTGCGCGCGCTCCTGACCGAGGGAGCCAAGCGGTGAGCGCCGACGCCCTGAATTCCGTCATCCGCCGCGCCATCCTCGACTTCATGTGCGAGATCGGCGGCGAGCAGTCCGACGACACGCTGACCCTGCTGCTGAAACAGCGCGGGCATCCCGTCGCGCGCCGGACCGTTGTCGAGCAACTGCGCTGGCTGGCCGCCGCCGGGCTGGTGTCGGTCGAAGAGGTCGAGCCCTTCCTGCTCGCCCAGATCCTGCCCGATGGCGAGGACGTGGCGAACGGTCATTTCTTCTACGACGGCGTCCACCGCCACGCGGTGCGGCGCAAGGTCGGCACGGCACGCTGATGGCCGGGCGTTCCTCCTTGAAGAGCCTGCCGCCCCAGGTCCTGGACGCGGTCCATGACGCGATCGGGCGCGGCGAGACGATCGACGATATCTGCGGCCTGCTGCGCGACCTGGGCACCGAGCGTTCGCGCTCGGCGGTCGGCCGGTATGCGCAAGGCTTCAACGAGCTGGCAAAGCAGCAACGCCGCATCCAGAGCATCGCGAAGGCCTTCGGCAGCGAATTCGGCACGTCCGGGGACAATCAGGTCCGGATGATGAATCAGCTCATGACCAGCGTCGTGACGCGCGCCATCATCCCGATCGCCAGCGCCGACGACGATGCGGCGGGCAACGACGACGAGGAAGGCGGCGGCATCGACACGCTGGCGCTGTCGCGCCTCGCCAAGGCGGTCAAGGATGTCACCAGTTCGTCCAAGATCGACATCGAGCGCGAGGCCAAAATCCGCGAGGAAGAGGCGCGGCGCACCCGTGAGCAGGCCGCCGCCGAGGCGACCGAGGCGGGCCGTGCGGCGGGGGCCAGCGAGGCGACCCTGTCGGCGATCCGCACCCGCATCCTTGGGTTCGCCGCGTGACGACCTCGGTCCTGTTGCCGTACCAGATCGAGGCGATCGAGCTTAGCCGCACCACCAAGCTGTTCGTGTCGGAGAAGTCGCGTCGCACCGGCCTGACTTACGGTTTCGCCTCCGATGCGGTCATGGTCGCGTCCCCGGCCGAGCGGCCCCAGAACGTCTTCTACCTTGCCTACAACAAGGACATGACGCGCGAATTTATCGGCTATTGCGCCGATTTCGCCAAGGCGTTCAACCAGGCCGCGTCGAAGTCGGACGAATTCCTGTTCGACGACGGGTCGGAACGCGGCATCCTCTCGCTGCGCATCGATTTCCCGTCCGGCAAGTCGATCGTCGCCCTGTCGTCCAAGCCGCGCAGTCTTCGCGGTATGCAGGGCAGTGTCATCATCGATGAAGCCGCCTTCCACGACGACCTGGACGGCGTCATCAAGGCCGCCATGGCGCTGACCATGTGGGGCGGACGCGTCGTCGTCATCTCCACCCATGACGGTGCGGACAACCCCTTTGCCGAGCTGATCGACAATATCCGCAGCGGCAAGCGCGGCGGCATCATCCAGAAGGTGACGCTGGCCCGCGCCCTGGAAGAGGGGCTGTACAAGCGCATCTGCCTGCGCACCGGTGTAGAGTGGACGCCCGAGGGTGAGGCGGCCTGGGAGGCCGATCTGCGCAAATTCTACGCGGACGGCGCGGACGAGGAACTGGACGTGATCCCGGCCAAGGGTTCGGGCATCTATCTGCCCGCCGCGACGATCGACGCCTGCATGTCGCCCGATCATCATGTCGTGCGGCTGACCCTGGGCAAGGAATGGGACACGGCGGGCGGGATGCTGGTCGCCGCCGACAGCGTTGCCTCGCCGATCGGCGACGATCTGCGCGAAGAGGTCCGCGCCTGGCGCGAGGCATGGCTGGCCGACTGGATCGAGCGCGAGCTGGTTCCCGTCGTCGCGCTGTTCGATCCCCACCGCCCGACCTTTTTTGGTCAGGACTTCGCGCGCAGCAACGACTTGTCGGTGATCGCGGCCGGGCAGGAAGATGCGGCTTGCGTCCTTCACAACCGGCTCGGCCTGGAGATGCGCAACGTACCCTTCTGGGCGCAGTATAAAATCCTGTGCTGGCTCTGCGACACGCTGCCGCTCTGGGCGGCGGGCAAGATGGACGGTCGCGGCAACGGGCAACAGCTCGCCGAGGACATGCAGGAGCGGTACGGCGCGGACCGCATCGAGTCCGTCATGGCGACCGAGGCGACCTACCTCGCCCGGATGCCGCGCATGAAGAGCCGGTTCGAGGACCGGACCATGCTCATCCCGCGCGACGAAGGCGTCAAGGATGACCTGCGCCAGGTCAAGATGGTGCGCGGCGTGCCCCGCATCGTCGATCGGGTCGCCAGCAAGGCCGATGGCGAAAAGGGCAAGCGTCACGGCGACTATTCGATCGCGCTCATGAACCTCGTCGGCGCGGCCGACGAGGATGTCCAGCCGGTCGAGACCCACACCGCCGATCAGCCGCGATCGATGGGCGGGGATTACGAACATACGGATACCGGCTTCGGCACGGTCCGGCGGCGCGATGACTTCGGCCGCGCGGGGGATTGGTGATGGCGAAGAAGAACAAGCGGAATGGCGGCAAGGCCGTCGCCCTTCCCCCCGACCTGTTGAACGAGGTCGCCTCGACCGGTGACGGCCGCGATATCACGCGGCCCTATGTCCTGGAGCTGCAACAGCCCCGCGACCCCAAGCTGTGGGGCGTGGTGGACTGGGGGGTGTACGAACGCATCCGCAAGGACGATCAGGTCAAGTCCTGCATGGAACAGCGTATCCGCGCGGTCGTCAGCCGCGAATGGGACGTGCTGCCCGGCGATGAGAACGATCCCCGCTCGGTCGAGGCGGCCGACGCGATGACCGAGACGCTGGAGCGGATCGGCTGGGACCTGGTCACCGAGAAGATGCTGTGGGCCAGCTTCTACGGCATTTCTGCGGCCGAGTTGAACTGGGGTGCGCGCGACGGGCTGCTGGACTGGGTGCCGGGTGAGAAGGTCCGGGCCATCCATGTCCGTCACGCCCGGCGCTTCCGCTTCGACAAGGACGACAGGCTGCGCCTGCTGACCCGGACCGCGCCGCAGGGCGAGCTACTGCCGCCCCGCAAATTCTGGGTCGTGCGGGCGGGCGGCACCGACGACGACAGCGTCTACGGCGAGGGGCTGGCGGAATGGCTCTACTGGCCGACGCTGTTCAAGCGGAACGGCGTCCGGTTCTGGAATATTTTTCTCGACAAATTCTCGGTGCCGACCGCCAAGGGCACCTATCCGCGCGGGTCCACCCAGAAGGATATCGACAAGCTCCTGACCGCGATCCAGGCGATCGCCAACGACAGCGGCTTTGCCATCCCGGCGGGGATGGATGTCGAGCTGCTGACGCTCGCCCAGTCGGGGGCCGATTTCGCCGCCGTGTGTCGGTATATGGACGGCTGCATCGCCAAGGTCATCCTGTCCCAGACCATGACGACCGACAACGGCTCCAGCCGTGCCCAGGGCGAGGTCCACGCCGACGTCAAGCTGGAGGTGGTGAAGGCCGACGCCGACTTGCTGGCCGACAGCTTCAATTCCGGCCCGTCACGTTGGTGGACCGACCTCAACTACGGCCCCGATGTCGCCAGCCCCAAGGTCGTGCGGATCGTCGAGGAAGAGGACGACCTCAAGAAGGCGGCCGACACCGACGCCGTCCTGGCCGATCTGGGCTGGGTCCGGACCGAGGAGTCGTTCAAGGATCGCTATGGCGACGGCTATGAGCGCAAGGCTCCGGCGCCCCCCGCTGCTCCTGCCGCGACCGTGCCCGCCAACCCCGCCGCCAATGACGACGCACCCGTGATCGAGGATGCGCCCGCCGATCCGGCGATCGCGCTTGCCGAACAGGCCGCCCGCTTGGATCGCGACGATATCGACGGCGCGGTGGACGCGATGATGGCGGATGAAGGGTGGACCGCATCCGCCGCCGCGATGATCGCGCCACTGGTCGATCGCCTGCGCAACGCCGGATCGGTCGAGGACGCGATCGCCGTGCTGGAGGCCGCCGCCGCCGATGATGCGGCCGAGCGCCTGGCCGAGCGCATGGCGCGTGCGACCTTTGCCGCGCAGGTGCAGGCGCTGACCGGCTCGGAGGCTCACTGATGGCCGACGAGATGGACCTCGCCGTCGCGGTCGGGATGCAGGAACTCGACCGGCTGATCGCCAGGGCACGCCAGCCCGTGGCGGTCGGCGTGAAAGGCGAATGCCGGGAATGCGGGCGCGACTGGCCGCGCCTGGTCGGCGGGCGTTGCGCGCCGTGCCGGGATGGGCGCTGACCATGGCCGCGCCGCGTTGGGACCGGGACATGCTCCCCCACATTCCGCCCAAGGATCGCTGCCCGTGCGAGGCGTGCGACGCCAAGCGCCGCGCCCGCTGGGCCTCGCTGTCTCCCGCCCAGCGCCGCGCCATGCTGGCGGTGCATCCGACCTCGCCGCGCCATGTCCCCGACGTACTGCGTACCGGGGTGCGCTGGCGGACCCTTGCAACGCTGTTGCAACCGGCACGCGATCGGCCAGCGCTGATCGAGCAACTGGGGCTGAAGACGTGGTCGCTCAACGCCGAGTCCATGCCCTTCCTGCGGCTGTCCCAGGCCGGGCGCGACATGCTCGACACGGTGCAGCCGTGAAGCGTCGTGCGTCGCCACGTCGCCAGCGCCAGCCCGACGACGACGAGATCGCCGCCGCCTGGATCAGGCGCGGCATCAACGACCTGGACGACAGCTATCCGTCCGAGGTCCGGCGGCCCATCGGCTGGATCGCGCCCAGCCGCGACCGGCCGCCGAGCGACTGCCCGCGCAACCTGATCCGGTATTGGCTGATCGGCTGGGACCGTCGCGCCGCCGTCCGCCAGCGCTGGGACGACCAGGCCGCGCAGATGGAAGCCCAGCTCGACAAGGCGCGGCGCTTCCTCGACCGCCATTCCGAACCGGGCAAGCTGACACGCTCCAGCGGGATCGCGCTCCATTTCTACGTGCTGGCGACGGGCGATCCCGGCCCGGATTATGCGTGGCGCTGGTTTCAGGCCCGCATGGCCGACGCGCGCGACGAGTATCGCGACGCCCAGGCCGAGGGTCGCTTGTGAAGCGCAACCCCGGCTTTTGCCCATCCGAGGCGAGGGACAAGCGCGTGATCGCCACGCTGCGCAACGGGGACCGCGTCGGTCCACCCGGCTGGCCCGCCGATGGCCGCACCGGATGCCGCTGGTCGCTGACCGGCCAGCCCCACGATATCGAGTTTTACGAGGTCTTGCCGTGAACGACGCGCTTCTCCGTCGCATCCGCAAATGTCTGGCGTTGTCGGCCAGCTCGAATGAGCATGAGGCTGCCAATGCCCTGGCAATGGCGCGCGCCCTCATGGAAGAGCATGGCGTGACCGAGGCCGATATCGCGGCGTCCGAAATCGGAGAGTCGTCAGCGCGGGGATCGCGGCGGCAACGTCCCCCCATGTGGGAATGCACCCTTTCCACCGCGATCGAGGACGCGCTGGGCGTGTCGGTCATCATCAACGCCGACCTCGACTTCACTTATATCGGTCGCGGGGCGGCTCCTGACATCGCCGCCTATGCGTTCGTAGCGCTGCACCGCCGCCTGAAGCAGGCGCGGGCGGCCTACATCAAGAGCAAGCTGCGCCGCTGCAAACCCGCACGCAAGCGTGCCCGCGCGGATGCCTTTTGCGAGGGTTGGGCCAATGCCGTCCGCCGGGCGGTCGCCAAGCTGGCACCTCTTCCCACGGATGATGCAGCCATTCGGCTCTATGTCGAGAAACACTATCCGACCCTGACGACGATCGAGGGGCGCGACGCTTCGGCCGGTCGTCGCACCCTGGACGATTATCTGCGCGGGCATGTCGCCGGTCGCGACGAGCAATTGCATCACGGCGTCCCTGGCACTGCCCCTACTGCCCGGATTGGGACCGCCCATGCCTGACCCGACGCTGCGCGCCACCATCAACCTGCCCGCGACGGACACCGTCGCGGCGTTCGAAGCGCGCGACAAGCTCCGTCCGACCGTCCACTGGACCGAGATGTGGCAGGCCGATCACGCCCGCGCCTTCACCGTTGCCAAGGTCGCGAACCTCGACCTGCTGACCACCATCCGCCAGTCGCTGGATACGGTCATGCGCGACGGCGGCACGCTGGAGCAGTGGAAGGCGGGCCTCATCCCCGAGCTGAAGAAAGCCGGGTGGTGGGGCATGGTCGAGAATGAGGCGCTGACCGGCGCCGCCGATCCCGTCTATGTCGGCGGGCGTCGCCTGCGCACCATCTACGACACCAACCTGCGGATCAGCCGGGCGGCCGGGCGGTGGAAGCGCATCCAGGAGATGAAGGACGTTCGACCGTACCTCATGTACGTGTCGATCGGCGACAACCGCACCCGCCCTTTGCACCGGCGCTGGGGCGGCAACGACCCGGCCTTTCCGTTCCGCATCATCCTGCCCGTCGATCATCCCGCCTGGGCTGTGTTCTATCCCCCCAATGACTGGGGTTGCCGCTGCTCGGTCCGCCAATTGTCGCAGGCCGACATGGATCGGCTGGGCTACCGCGTCACCACCGACGACGAGCTGGTCCGCATCGGGTGGATGACAGCGGACGGCCAGGTCGGCGGGCGGCTGCGCACCTTCTGGCGCAAAGGGGCCGACAAGCCGGAGGCGGTGCCGGTCGGGATCGGTCCGGGCTTCGCCTATAATCCGGGCGCGTTCGGAATGCAGGCGGTGGCCGAGAAGGCGACTCGCTCGCTGGAGGAAATGGCTCCGCTCGACATCAAGGCGGCGCGCGCCACGCTGACCGATCTGGTCAAGTCGGACGCCTTCCTGGAGACGCTGGCCGAGCCGAACGGCGTCTTTCCGATCATGGTCCTGGGCGATGAGGCGCGCGCGGCGCTGGGGGCGAAAAACCATGTCGTAGTGCTATCGAGTGACAGCTACGCCAAGCAGCGCGGGCTTACGGACCGCAGCAAGGGCCATCCCGACCTGACGGTGGCCGACTACCGCGAATTGCCGGGGATCGGCGGGGCCCCCGATCACATCATGAGCGACCGCGACCAGCATATCGTCCTGTGGAAGATCTACGACCGCTACTTGCGCGCCGTGGTGAAGGTCACCGGATCGGGCGAAGCCATGTATCTCCAGAGCTATCGCATCGGCGCGGCCAGCGACCTGGACCGCGAGATCGCGGCGGGCAAGCGCATCGGCGGGGCCGCGACCGTCACCACGCCAGCCCCTGCGCAGCCCACCGACATGGCATCCGCCGCTTTGGACCGGCTCGGCCCCGATGCCACGCGCAAGACGGGCCGCGTCGCCATCGAGGCGCTGGAGCGGGCGGCGAAGGCCGATCCCATCGCGACCCAGGCCGCGCTCGATGCCTTCATCGCCAGCGACCGGTTCGCAGCGGTGGTCGAGCGACTCGGCGAAGCGCCGGCACTGGCGCTCGCCGACGATATCCGCAAGCTCATCCAGGCGCGGGGGCATATCGGCCGCGTGACCAGCGAGACGCTGCCCGCCGTGATCGAGGATATCGGGCAGCTCGGGGCATTTGCGGACCAGCCGGACCATATCCTGCGCGACGGCGATCAGGCGGTCATGATCCGCATCGTGGACGGGCGGCCGGTCATGCTCCGGATGCGCCCAGGCCCCAGCCTGTTGCAGATCATCGCCCTGCGCGTGTTGCAGGCCGAGGAACTGTCTTCGCTGTTGGAAAGCCTCATCGCGTGGTGAGGGTTATGCGTCGCGCGACGAGGACTGCCAGTCCCTCGCAAGCGATCCCGGATTGCTCCGGTCCTACGGCCGCCAGATTCACCGTGTCACGCGCGACGCACTCCCGATTTAGGTGCGTCAACGCATCCCGACAAGCGGGCAATTCCATGGGACGGGTGATGCAAGGTCCCATTCTGGAGGGTAATGTGTCTTCGATCTATCGTTCCCGGCATGTCGCGCTGGCACTGGCGTTGCTCGCCGCCCCCGCGCTCACCGCCGCCCAATCGACCAAGCCGGTTGCCGCTCCGGGGGCGTACACGCCGCAAAGCGCCATGTCGTTCGGCGCGATCGGCGAGAAGGCGACGCCGGTCACACTCTCGACGCCGCTCCCTGTCGGGGGCGTGCGTGAAACGTTCCAGATGGTCAGCGCGAATACGCCTGTCGCTTCGGCGACCGTCTACGGCGGTGACTATATCCTTGCCCAGACCTGCGCGGGCTATGGCACGCTGACGCTTCAGGTGCGCGGGCCCGATGCGACGACCTGGCTACCGCTGGTCACCAAGACGGCATCCGATACCGGATCGGGAACGGGCATCGCGTTGGGCTCCTATGCCGTCGTCCGCGTGACCGTCAGCGGGACGACCGGCTGTGCGGCCAGCCTGTCGCGGGTGCCCGCATAATGGTTCGCTTCCTTGATCGCATCGCACTTGGCGGCGGCCAGTTGCCGGGCATCAATCCGGTGACGCCCACCCCGACTCCCACTCCTACGCCAACGCCGACGCCGACGCCAACGCCTACCCCGACACCAACCCCAGCGTTCAGCGGCCTTTACGTGCTGGCGAGCCGTGACGGTTCGGTCGGCCAGACCTATACCGCGCCCGCCTCGATGGCGGTCGGCAAATGGTATCGGGAGGCGACGGCCAAACCCAATGCGCGAACCGAGATCGCCGGGGCTACCGGTTCGACGCATGTTGCGACGGCCGACGATTTGAACTGCCGTCTCATCGCGGTCGGGACCAAGGATGGCGGCGCGGTCGAGGCGAAGTCGCTGCACGTCGTGCTGCCGCAGCCGCTCATCATCGAGTCGTTCGAGAGCCTGACCGGCTGGACGACGGCTGCGGGTGCGGAACTGGCGCTTGCCACTGACGGGGTCGAATATGGGGCCAATCGCCTCCAGATGACCTCGACCGGCTCGGCCAACGCCCGTGCGGTCAGGGACAATATCGGCAACTTCGACACCAGCCAGCTTGGGGTGATCGCGTGGTGCGGCGACCTCGGCATGGACGAAGGCCGCATGGGCGGGCCTGCGGAGATCATCATGATCCGGGCCGGGGCCGACCAGAAGGTCACTTCGTCGGCCTCCGGGGCCTTCAACACCGGGGCGACCGACACGGGCGTCAACTTCGAGACGCCCAGCCCCGTTCACATCGGGAAGCGCTGGGGCGCGTACAACGTCTCGGAGGTTCCCGGCCTCTCATCCTCCGGTTTCAGCACGATCGGGCTGAAGGTGCAGAACGGGGGCAATATCCCGTATTCGCAGGTTACGAAGTATGACGCGCTGCTGGCGCGCGCTGGTGGTCGCCCGACGATCATCTTCAGCTTCGATGACAACATCCTGACCCAGTATACGAATGCGTATCCCGAGATGACCAAGCGCGGGCTGCGCGGCGTCTTCTACGTGCCGTCGCAGATCACCCAGAACGACAAGTACCTGTCCACCGCGATGCTACGGGAGATGTACGACGCCGGGTGGGACTGCGGCTGGGACAGCACGCACAACGACAACATCTCGTCCAGCTTCGGAACGATGGCTGCCTGGGAGGCCAGCCTCCAGATCAACAAGGATTGGTCGGCCAACAACAATATGCCGCGCGGCACCGGGCATATCTGCTGGACGCACGGCCAGATCGAGACCAACCCGCCGTCGCCCCGCGTCCGGCTGCCGACTTCGACCACCGATGGCACGGCGGTAATGACCGTCACCGACACGACCGGCATCACCGCCGGGATGCGCGCGGTCGGTCACAACATCCCGAACAGCCCGATCACCACCGTCGTATCGGTAGACAGCGCGACGCAGGTGACGCTCAGCGCCAACGTTCCGGCGCAGACCAAGCCGGTCTATTTCGTGGACGTGTCGCCCGAGTTCGCCACGATGAAGTTGCCGAAACGCGCCCGCGAGATCGGCATCAAGACGGCGCGCACCACGCGCAACCAGGGCGGCACGCTCACCCGGTTCGGCCTGGCCGATACCGGCATGTTCAGCCTGGGCCACGCGCTGCACAACACGCCCTATGCCGACTTCTGCAACCTGATCGATCAGGTCATCCTTCGCGGCACCACGATCGAGTTCTACACCCACGGCGTCCAGGACAACGCCCCGGCGACCTATTCCGAGCTGTCCGACTTCAAGCAGAAGATGGACTATGTGAAGACCAAGGTAGACGCCGGTCTGCTCGACAACCTGACGTGGAGCGAGGTCTATCTGCGCGACGGCAGCGCCAGCGTGCCGACCGGCCTTGCCGCGCCGACGCCGGGCCCGACCTCGGCGATCTCGTACATCAACGGCTCGACCGGTACGAACACGCCTGGGACGGTCACCAACCAGAAGACGGGCGACCTCCTGTTGGCCTTCGCATACCGCGATGGCGGCACGCCGTCCCCGCCGACGCTGCCCAGCGGCTGGACGCAGATCGCCGCCGACTTCGCGAGCAACAGCGGCTACACGCTATGCTATCGCTATGCGACGGCCGACAGCGAGACGCTTCCGACGTTCACCAACGCCACCAACGTCGTGGTTCTCTGCTATCGCGGCGTCAGCGGGATCGGCGCGGCATCGGCCAGCGGCACGGGCTCGTCGGGCAATGCGATCGTTCCGGCCTGGACGTTGCAGAAGACGGACGGCACGTCGTGGGCGGCGTACTTCGCCGGGTCCCGGTCGAACTCCAGCAACCTCGACACCAGCATCAATCGCATCGGCCACGCCAACACCTCGGCGACCTCCGACGCGGGTGCGTCCGATAGCTTGGGGACGATCACTGCCGCGACCGCCTATACGGTCGGCACGTCGGGCGGGACGACGTGGCACGCGGTCGGCGTCGAACTGCGAGGGTAA